ATATTTATTCCCATCCGTCCGAGATGGATAGATAGGAATACAAAAATAGCCAATCAAATTGTCTTAAACAATTGACTGGCTATTTTTTTGTCATACTATATCAGCTATCTTCCCCTGTCAAAATACCAATTAGCGTCCTCACCGGACTCGTCCTTATCCCTGCCTCCTAAGAAGAATCCCATCGTCATGCCGTTGGTCATCAACCAGTAGTCGGATGTCTGTTTAATATCCCTAGCCGTCTTGATATTATACCATTGCTTACCAAACGAGAACTTCATAAGCTGCCTCCATAGCTTGCTCTCGTCCTTATACACGCCGGTCTGGACGGTAGCGAACGGATCCCAGTTCCGAGGATCGGTGAGATCGCCTAACTTCCGGGCGGTGACCAGCGGGTCCTGTAGCATGTCTATGGCGTTAAGCTCCATGAACGGGGATGTCTGGGAAGCGATCTCGTTGATCGTCCTAAATCCTATATAGGTAATGAACTGCCCGAACCAGCTATCCTCATTATCCTCCCTATATCCCATCAAAGCCCGTCCTATAGCCATCATCGTGGCGAATACCGCCATATTGATAATCGATCTCTTGATATTGATCTGCTCGTAGGGGGTAAGCTTATCATACTCTTCCTTAAGCACGTCATATGCCTCCCCCATCCTACCCTCGGACATCGAGCCATAGACATTTCCGGCCAATCTCCATAATGTTCTCATATATCCTTCCTCGAACTGGTTGGTTTGGAAATTGAAACCGGCTTTCTTATACGCCCGCTGCACGGCCAATATAAACCATCCACGATGAGGCAGCACCATATTAAGGATAGCGTTCCGGCTAGCCCCCACCCGGTTCTGCTCGTTCAAGGCGCCGTCACAGATCTGCACCATACTCCTTACCCTACTGGACAAGGTGGGTATATATCGGTCTATAATATCCTTGTTAGCCTCGTTCTTAGCCACGATCTTTCCGTCCTTGACATCTACCATGTTCCACATAGAATAATCCCTTAAACGCTCCCAATCGCGTTTAGCCTCGTTAGCGGACATATTTCTGTCTTTCATCATCATCTCCTTGAAATTGGAGTATGACCAGAACTGACCTTCGTATAGGCGGGTATCATCCATGACCGAGATAATGACCTGCGGATCCAACGGGGAGTTAAGAACCTCCATCATCTTAAACGGCAGGTCCCGGAATAAGGTTCTCCAGATTTTGTTATACGCTGCCGATCGTACACGGTTACGGACATTGAACACGCCTAGAGCCTCTCCAACGACATATAGCTTGTTGGTGCGGTTTATATCCCCGATCTCCGACACGTACGTACTTAACTGCTTCTGGGCTTCCCCATAGGCGTATTTCATGGAGTCCTTGCTTATATACTGCCCTACCATACCCTCCAAAAGGAAGTTGGCCTGCCCGGTAAGGGCGCCGGTAGCCGCGACGAACGGGGAGAAGCCTAAGTTGGATTTGGATACGAATTTGGTAAACATAAGAGCCAGCTTATTAAGATCGACCTTATAATTACCTATATTCCATTCTGCCCGCTTATTATTTATCCTAACATCATAGATACTGGCGTTAACCCAGTCCTGAAACATTCTATAGGCGTGAGTGGCCTCTGGGTTCTTACCGCCGTCGTATTGCGTCTCCAGCATCATGTTCCTGTATCCCATGACATCATCCAAGGCCGCCCTCTTATACTTGTAAGAGGTCGCTTGTAAGGATAACATGGAATAGGAGTAGGCGAAGTCATGGGACACGTCATCGGCGTTCTCCAACTTGCTAAGATAGTATTTGGGGATCATACGATATTTGTTATCGTTCTCATCAATCCCTCCTAGGTCTTGTCCCTGACCATGTATAGGGTCATCCACCCTCTCGCCAACGATATCACGTACGGCGTTGCCGATAGCCGCCTTCGGGTCAACCCCGGCCTGCACCATCCTCTCCACGCCGCCCTTGGATATTTGTGGTATCTGGTAGATATTCCTAAACCGCTCATCATAATCCTCCATAGCCTTACGGCTTATGTTAAGCAGCTCCTTCCTCATCTCCCACTTATCCTTATTGATCGTAGCTTCCTCCCCCTCGTTGGTAATACCGTATTTCTTGAAGAAAGCCTCGTTCTTGTACTTATCGAACCTAGGCGTATGATATCCATAACCCAGATCGGGATTATAATTAGGATTACGGAAAGAACTCTCGGCGTCAGCCTCATCAAGCCACTGGTTATTGATCGTCAGATCGATCATATTAATATCAAACCCGAAACGGGATACGCTCTCTTCCTTAGATATACCATTTTCTATGGCATCAAAGAACTTGGATACCTTATACGTACCGTTATTTATCTTCCTAACGAAATCAGAATATCCCTTGGGAGAGTATTTCCTCATATAAGGATACAACCGGGTTCTGGCGTACTCGACAAGGATCTCATCAGTCTTACCCATCGCTATGTCGTTAGCTAGCTTATTATTGAAGTCAGGACCGTATTTCCTTCTCAAAAACGATACCTCCACGGTTGTCCATGACGGGTTCTTCCGGGATAGCTTGGAGGCCATCCGCTCCACTTGGCTGCGGGAGCGGGCGGACATATGTTCCTTGGCGAATTTAATCTCATCCATACCCTTGTCGTATGCCATGGCATCCCTTAAAGCGTTATGGTAAGAATCCGTGACTCCACTCTCCACCGTATCAGGCATATCCATCTCAATAGCCTCAGCGGAAGCGGCGGCGTTAATAACGCTCTTAGCCTCAGCCAGACGATCATATAACTCGTTTATCTTCCTTAATGAGGCGGATCCACGTAACCTATCGAAATCATATTCCCCGTATCTCGTGCTATCCCGGTACTGGATAAGCAAAGGCCTTAGCTGGTCATTGATCTCGTTTATTGTCGCCATCGCCTCCTCTACCTTCTCTATTCTTGATGATGATACAGATTGCTCCGTGATCTTATCAACAAGATTCTCGTAATAATCACCCTCCTCGGATCCCCACATATCCTTGGAGAAACCAAGATGACCACCGGCCAGCAGGAACTCAAACGCAGCCTTGCCGCCCTCGGACCGCTCTATCCCACGAAGTATCTCCTTGAACTCGGCGGAAGCCTTACGACCCTCGTTGGTATTCCCGAACTCCTCGGCCCACGCCTCGTCCCATGCCTTGATCTCCTCGGACATCATCAGAGCCTCAGATCCCTCTTCCTTTGGTGTCCCATCGGAATACCACTCGCTCTTGGCTATAGCCCTATCACGTAAAATATCCAGATAAGATCTCCAAGCTATAGGATCGGATTGAAACGCCTTCCAATCGACCTTCCCGTTCCTCACGAACTTATCCATAGCCACATACCGGCTCCTGCGGATACGGGTCATGAAATCGGACGTGGCTTGCGATACCCTACGACCCAGTCTTTCCTCGACCTTCTTATTAACTTTCTCGATCTTATCGTAATAAGCCTGCACCATAGGTTTCTCTCGGTTCTCATCCAACCACTTATTTATCGTATCCAGATACCGTTGCTGATCCTCGAACGTCATGTTCGAGATATCAAAATTCTGGATGGTAGGTTTGAATACATGATATACCTCCTTCGTAATAGGCTTATCCCCGTCATATCCTACTATGTCGTCACGGGTCTTCACCTTAAGACCTCTATCGGATAGAAGAAGATCGATAAGTTGTTTCTCGGTCTTACCCGTAACATTCTTAAGATCATATATATCGATAATAGCCTTAGCCTGCTCGGTCCTGTATAGTAAATCGTATTTGGCGAAATCACGGGACGAGTCAAGGTAATCCGAGTTCTTCCCATTTATCTTCTGTATAAGATCCTCATTATCCTTTATCCCCCATCCACGCTCTTTCATCATCCTAGTCATCTTATTGATATTAGATATACCTTCGGTATGGGCTTCACTATGAGCCTTGGCTAGACGTTGGCCTAACATACCTAAAATAGCGTTACCACTATGCTCCAGCGTGCCAAAGAACCGGGACATGACATTGATATCCTTATGGATGTTATTTATCAACTTCTTTATCCCATTCCAATATCTTTCCGGGATATTAAACATCCTGAGCTGTCCATCCAGCCAGTCCTCATTACGATCACTTCGAAGAGCATTTATATCAGACATGGATGTCTCAGCCATACGTAATATATCATCCATATCCTCTACCATGCCAACCTTATTGCTGCCATAATAATCAGCCGCCTGATTATTGACGAATCCACGAAGGTTCCTGATCAAAGGAACTATCTCCCCATATACGTTATCGATAACCTGTATCGTCTCATAATCCAATCCTTTTCCGCTCTTACGTAGGCTACTGGCGACAGTGACCAAATACTCCACCTCAGCCTTGGCGGTCGCTATGACGCTCTTGGTGGATAATAGATTGTTATTCTTATTTAGCTCACCCCCGACTTGTCTTACCTTCTCGCCTATATCACGGAGAAGGGAGATACTCTCACCGATCCTCTGGCTTTGGCTTGACCTCATCCTCTGTAACCTAGTGTATAGCCTTTCCAATGACCTCCCGTTCTTGATCAACTTATTAGCCACGTCAACATCCGATAATGAGTACATGAGATGGTCGCTATCCTTTAACAGAAGCACGTCAAATACGCTTGGATCATCAGCTAACGCCGACTCCTTTATCCTATCAAGAACCTTATTCAAGTCTGATCTTTGAGTAGAGAAGAAATTCCGTATAGCCCGGATTATCCTGCCAAACAAGGAGAGCTGGGCGTCCTCGGACGAGGCCAGATCCTCCACCGCCTGTTCCATGCCCGGTACGAACCGCTGGGCCAACGTCTTACCTAGGATCTCCCGCTTCACCATCCGATCCAGTTCCTCCCCTTGGTATTCCTTCCCATACACCTCATAGTAACGACCGGCAAATTGATTCCATAATGGCGTGCCGACAACAGAGTCCAGAACCTCGTCAATCTCCTGTTGGTTACGATAAGTATCGATCAAGAAGTGAGCCACCTCCTCATTAAGATCCTCTACCGTAGCTCCCTCAGCCAGGGCAATAACCCCATTAGCCATATCGGATAAGGCCCTAGCCGAAGGCTCGACACCATTACGCATCTTATACTTATCCATATACTCAGACATACCCATCACCCGAATACCTAACGTGGATAAGATGTTGGTGATATCAGTCCTGTTCTGAAGATCCTCCGCCTTCTCATTCTCAATAACCCCACGGACATTACTTCCGTACAAGGCGTTATCCTCCATCATCAACGACAAGGCTAGCTCCATGAACCCATCATACTTATTATTAAGCTCCTCAAACTTACCTTGCCTTAACATGCCCTTTATCTCCGATCTGCTTACCGTAACCTTCTCCCCTGATGTCGTGATAAGATCAAGATCGTTATTTACCTCCGTATCAAAACCGATGGAGCCTAATACGTTCATCTCAGAAGACATACTACCAAACCTGTTCCTTAGTCTAGACAAGGCGTCCATAGCGTTATAGATCTTAAGACCATCAGAGTTGCCGGCTCCGGTAAGATAATACCTATCCCCTAACCTTATACGCTCCCCGCTCAACAGACCTTTCTTGATAAGGTAATTGACAAACCCTCCACGAGTGCTTATATTAGAGCCTGAGCTGATACCAAGGACCGGGATGAACGAATCACTGTTGTTAAGGGTTATGGAGGACGAGCCAAAGGAGATGTCAGCCGTACCAGACGGGACGTCGCCTTCCTCGACACTGCCGGCCAGGAACCCGGCCTCGACCCGCCCGCCGGACGAGCCTTTTATGGCGTTGGCGTAAGTATCATATACCTTGCCATCATCCGATCTAAAGAACAGGCGAGGCTCACCGGAATCATATACCAATCTTGAAAATGGAGGCGTATAATTCTCGATATCATTTAAAGGCAAGACATTACCAGAAAATATGATCTCACCATCTATATTTCCACCCTTCACCCTGATATTAGGTCGTTGCCCGGTAAAAGCGCTTTCAACGGCCTTCCATAACATACGGGCTGTCTCCTTAATATCTATATTCTCCCTGATAGCCCTTATATCATCCCATGACGCCTCTTTCAGTATCGTATCGCCAATATTATCCTCGTTTATGGAATCCAGATCCACCTCCTGTACCGTGGATGTATCTACCACAGCCATATCATTGACATCACCTACCTCTCCGGAGGTAAGATAAGCCACGACACTGTCGCTATTCCCAAGGTTTCTGGCCAACGCTGGGGCATCCATGTCGCTTATGGCGGACAGGACCTTGGCTGACATAAGTTGCCCCCACTCGCTGGCGCTAAGTCTGGCGCTTATGGATCTGGCAGCCTCCTTATTTCTTGGCACGGATCTCGTCCAGTCTCCGAACTTAGACCTGAACTTATCGTTATAAATAGTCATATAAGCCTCAGCGGCCTTATTAAGGTCACTTACGGCGGCTATACCCGCTATCTTATCGAACAAGGTGGATACCTCGCCGGAAGGGGTCAAGACACGGGTTATCTTACCTTCCTTATTCCTTTTAATTACGCAACTCGACATAACTTCATGTTTTTGACAAAGATAAACAAAAAGCCCCCACAAATAAGCGGAGGCTGATATTCTTGTGTTCCTTATATAATTTATGGCTTAATCCGTATTCTTACTATTGATGAACTCGCTAACACAATCACCAGCGAAGCCGGCTATATACGCCGCATGTTCATCCTCCCCGACCTTAAATCCAAGCGACATATTACAGAACTGACACACGCTCATGGCTATATGGAACGACTCATGACATATATTTCTCATCATTATATCATCGTCGCTTGAAAAATTCCAAAGTATGGCGAATTTACCATCATCGTCCCTATCCCTTACCAGATTCACGAAAGACGCTTCCTTATCCATATCATCCTTATCACCCCATTCTCCCTTATGATCCGGCTCCATGTTCTCGAAACGGTTACATAACGTCTCGTAATCCAATCCTACCGTGATAATCAACTTCAACGGATATACCACGAAATCAAATTCCTGCTCTCTCATAATTTTTTTAATTTTTCTATAACCTCAAAACACATCTTGCACTCAATCCTACGATACAACTGCCTTACGCCATCTATCGTAGTCCAATAACGACCACCCTCACGGTGCAGGAACTCACTCATTACCTTAGTGTCAGCCACATCATGTAGGTCATATGAGTCAAAACATAACTTACATATATCGTCAAGATCAAAATAAGTAACCTTATTATACGATATACAACTGATTTGTCTCCCATCAGGAATCTGAACATCGAAAACATCTATCTTATCCATATTAAAAAATAGAGGGATGCCGATCCCATCACAGACCGGTATCCCTTATAATAAATTAGCGACGAAAAGCATGGTGATGGACATGCGCCACAAATGTAATTACAAATTTTGTAAAAACAAAACCATGAATCAAAAACCTATCGGCATTGTTATGAAATCAGCTGGATCATCTATAACTTGCATAGTTCCTCTGTACTGGATACGAGTCCCTTTGTATGCCCAAGATCCTCCATCTGAGAAAAAAGCGACTCCGTTGTAAAGGCTCGCTCCATAACCAGACCGAGTAACTCCCTGCCAGCGTCCATTTGAACCGTCAATATATCCAAAGTCACAATAATGAAAGTTACTAGAAAATATATCAATGACTTTAGGAATCATATCGCCATGCTCCCCCCATACTACTTTATATATACCTCCACTTTCTTTATACATTCCTGAATACACTACACGATAATCAACAGTAGGAGGTTTATATGGGTTAAACCCATCATATATATATACATCTTCACCATAAAATCCTATTCCTCCCATAAACTCACTCTTCCCTCCATAAAAATCTTCTATGCCCAAGAAACTGATTTGGGTGGAAGTTTTTCCGTCATTATTCCCTAGCGAGGATGTGGTACCAATAATTCTATCAAACGAGTCTTCTCCAGTCCCAAAACGATCCATCCCTTGAGGGTTTCTATCAGCGTATTTTGCGTAGAATAAATGAGCTATCTTGCAATGTGTCTCATAATCAATAATATCAAATCCTGCACCTAACGCCGTAGCGTAATCATGAAATAAACGTGATTCTAAATTTCCCGTAGAATATTCATCTCCTGTTTTGCGACTCCACAATTTACTATTGACAACAACCGCCTCTGTTACGCCTACCAAACATCTCCTGAATAGCCCCTTATTTCCCCATTTGGTGATATTGTCATCGACATCGTTATGGGTTAATGTAATATAATTGATAATATCATAATTATTATCATGTTTGAATCCAGTATAGCTATACCTATAACTAGGTATATCTGTCATCCACTGACCCATGGTACCGTCAAGCTTGGCTTGGGTCTTACCGTCATGAAACAATTCCGAATTATTTTCATCCAGATAGCATATGGCGACCCCAGCGTCCGTTTTCTTAACCAGGCACCTTCGTCCCTTAATCCATGAGCTATCGCCACAAGAATCTATAACAGAAATCTGTTTTTTGTCATCTATCCTAAATCTAGCCACTCCACGCATACCGGTATCAAAGCATTGGCACGGCGCATCACCTTTCAACACCCCATACACCCGGTTGTCGCTGGTTAACCACCGTTTCCCGTCGCTCGTGATATAAGCTTGCCTACATCCCTCCTGATTCACCGTAAGCGTCTTCTTAACGCCTTTGGGGGTTGTTATCTCCAACTCAAGGGTACGGTCAAGGCCTTTGTTCATCACCGAGCCAAAGGAAACGGGGGCGTTACCGGTCCCGGACCCCGGGCTGACGGTCAGAGGCTGGTCCGTTACCTCGCCTACCCCGTCCTTCCAATTAACATTCAAATCACTCATAATTATATCCTTTAGTTATCTTCTACTCACAAAGATAATAAAACAAGAGAACCCCAACCGGCTTAAGTCGATCGGGGTCTGAGTAAGCGAAAAGAAACTGATTATCGTCCCATCATTCTCAATACGGTTCTAGCCGCAGCTTGCGCCCATGTCCAGCTGTCATTAGATGTTACGTTAACCGTCTGTTGAGTACCATTTACATCCAAGTTAATAGTCTCCTTGTCAAGCTCGATAGTAGAGTCTCCAGCGGCTTGCGTTACCGTCACGTTGGCTGTCTGGCCACCAGCGGCGGTTACTTTCAATGTAGCTGTCAGTTCCTCGATCGTGACGTTGGCCGGTACGTCCGAGATCGTGATGCTCCAAACGAACTCGCCAGCGGCTCCGGGATCGTCGGCGATAACCGCTCCGTTAGCCGTAGTCTTTCCAGCCGCCGTGTAGTTAGCCGGGAGCTGTAACGTAAGCCCGTTATCCTCAGCCGGCGTGACCGCGAACGTAAGCTTAGTACTGTTAGACTTACCGGTGATGGTAACATTACCGCCTGTCTTTTGCACGGAAGCGTTAGGGCTGTCTGATCTTACCACCTCAGCAGCCGCTGCCTGATTAACTACCAACGCCTTCTTAGCCCCGCCGTTCGTGGTGACCGTAAGGTTGATAGTGCGTTGAAGACGACCGGTGTGTTTCTCACCGGAGAAATTAACCGCCTGATCTCCTGATCCTGATACCGGGTCGACGGTTACGAAACCAAATTTTTGTGATGCCATACTTAAATATATTTACAAATGTCATTTTATTATGCCAAAAATAACTTGTATCATA